CTTCGCCATCAGCTTCAGGATTTGCTGGAACAGGCGGCGCATGCCCGTGTAGGCGAGGTTGGACACCATCACCTCTACCTGCCCCGCAGCGGCGCTCACAGTGGCCGTCACGGCCGCTCTGGTGGTCGATTGCATGGCGTCCGGGTCAAGGCCCATGCTGGCCCGCGTCACGCCCGTCTTCATCTCCACCATTTGGTCGATGTACTGCAGCGCGGGCAGGGTCTGGCCAGCGACGAAGGGGACGGTCAACTCGCGCAGCATGCCCGGCTGATTGACGCGTACGACGGCACCGATCTCGTTGTTCAGGAGATCGTCCATCTCAACCTGACCCTTGACGGCCTCGGTGCGCGGGTTGTTGGTCAGCATCACGTTGTCAATGATGCCGCGCGTGATGGCCGTCGCCGTGTCCTGATCGCGCTCAATGATCTCGACGAGGCTGCGGCCGAAGTAGGTGTGCGGCTCGGGATCGACGTGCCACCCGGCGAAGGGGTGGTCGTCCACAGGCTCATAGGACAGCAGGCGGTTGGCGGTGCCGCCCATCAGGAACTTGTGCAGCACGGGCATGCCAGTGCCGTCCACATCGACGCGCATGTACGCCTCGCTGACCATCACCTTCTTCATGGACGGGTCTTCGGCGTTTTCGTCCTCGTCGCGCTGGATCGGGTAGCGGCGGCGCTCTTCTTCTTCCTGATCGCGCATATCGACCGTGGATCCGTTGTCCAGATCCATGACCTTGTCTTCGTCGATGCCCATCGCGATGACGTCGGCGGCACGCATCTCGGTGCGGTGGCCGATGATGTAAAAGTCGTCGTCCCCGCGAGCGTTGCGGTCAACGAAGAAGTCCTCGGGCGGGATAGTGTCGATGCACAGCTTGCCCGCCGGATTGCGGCGGATGACGCGGACGTCATAAAGCTGCGGCAGTTCGGCTGGCATCTGCGGGATCTGCGAGGGGTCAACCTGCTGGCCAGCGGCCTGAGCCTGCTGTGCCATAGCTTGAGCCTGATCGACCTGCTCCTGCATCACGCGGATGGTCTCTTCGTCCGGCCGCTGCTCCACGCGCACGATCTCGGCCCCCGGAGAGGCTTCGATGGCCTGATACTGAGCCACGATCTCGGCCCCCGGAGAGGCTTCGATGGCCTGATACTGAGCCTCGTCCAGATCGGTGAAGTCGTAGACCTTCGGGCTGTCGTATTCGGCCCAGTAGGCCTTGGTGAAGCCCGTGATGCTCACCAGCGCGTCGTGGGTGACGTCGCGCAGGATCTGGTAGCCGTTGTTCTGGCGGAACTTAGCGGCCGCGTAGATGCTCGCCTGCTCCATGCTGGCCACGTCTTCCGGGCCGCTCGGGATGAACTCGACGGGACGGTCAGACGTCATAAACACGCGCTGGATCGACGGCTTGACCGCGCGCACAGTGTCGCGGCACTTGGTGGCCACGATGGTGCTGCGGCCCTCTTCCTCGCCGATATCGACCTCGCCGTTGAAGTACCGCTGCGACTTAATGCGGCGGTCGGCAATCTCGTCGGCGATGAAGGCGACGGCCTCGTCAATGGCCGTGCCGACAATGTTTTCGATCTGGTCCTCGTCAAGGGCAGTAAATGCGCCCTCGTCTTCTTCCTCGTCGTCCTCGGCTTCGAAGTTTTCGAGGATCATCTCCATCTCGTCATCGGTCGCCAGTTCGACGTCGGGGCCGTATTTTTCGCGCTTTGCCATGTGTCTTCCCCGTTATCTCTGGTTCTGCTCGTCGCTCGGCTGCGCCACTTGCTGTGCGCCAGCGCCTGTCATGTAGGCCATAAGGGCCGCCCGCATGCGCTCCTTACCTTGGTCCGATAGCGGCCTGCCAGCAATAACCTTCTGGATCAGATCCTCGACCGCACGCGTTTGCAGAGCACCCGCAGCCACGTTTGCCCCGAGGGCGGTCCCACCAAAAGCACCAGCCCCAGCCATCGCCCAGTATGGGTCTCTGGTCATGGCATAAATGGCAGGCCCCACGGTGCCCATACCTGTTGCCATTGAAACCGGGCCGCGCGGCGCAAACTTGCCGACAAACCGCAAGGCGTTATCGATAGTGCCACCCGCCGCAATCTGGTTGATGGCGGTCACTTCTTCCGGCGTCCAGCCAATCTCTTGCCCGCGAATGATCTTGCGTGACAAGTCTCGGAACTGGCCGCGCACCGCGTTTTCCATCCCGCTCTGGCTAAACTGGCCAGCGTTCACCTTGGCGATTTCGAGCAGGTCCGTCAGCGTCTCGCCTTTCATGGCGCGCTGGTACATGGAATTTGCGACCCTGATTTGTGGCGCAAGCTGGCTCGTCTCGTCGTCAAACTCTTTCAAGATCCGACGCAGAACGACACCCTCGCTTGTGCCGGACGCGTCGCGGGCGCGAGACGCAATTCCCTGCCGCGTCGCCAGCACTTGCGCCGGGTCGATCATGTTGGACTTCCTGTACAGGTCGAGAATGTTCAACACGCCCTGCACTTTTGTATAGTCTGGGTCGAGCTTGCCATTCGGCAAGAGGATCCCTTGATCCTTTGCGATGTCTCTGGCGATCTGCGCGACGTTCCCAAAAGTGCTAGACGGGAAAGCCATATTGGCCTGCCGCACGTCATCGTACAGGTCGCCAGCGGCGCTCTTCAATGCCGCCGGGGTCTGCGGACCCTTTGGCAATTTGGTGGCCAACCGCTCAATAGTGTTTCCGGCGAGAGACCCACCAAGGCTGCCTACAAGCTGCGATACGACCTCTGCAGTGGCGTTGTCTGGGAATGCCAAAGATGTCGCTCCAGCCGCCGCACCCCCGCCCGCTGCGGCTGCCGCCTCGGATGCTGCGAACTTGGAAGGGCTGGCCCGGTAGGCATTTCTGACGTCATCAGCAATCTGCCGAGCCGCGCTCAGGACTGTTGGGGTTGCCGTTGCCGCCGCTTTGGCTGGCACAGTTGCCGCCGCTCCGAGGGCCATAGGCACCGCCGCGCCAACCTCTTCTGTCGTGCGGCGGAGAATTTTCTGCCCGCTGGTTTGCGGCGGCACGTCGCTGATGGCGTTCCCTGCCGAGACCGCCTGAAACAGATCTTGCAGGCTTTGCGACCCGCCGATTGGGTAGTCGCTGCCAAGGCCGATTTTTGAAAGGCCAGCGTTGATGATGTCTACGGGTGCGCCAATGCCACGCGCCACGCCGATATTAGCTCCTGTGACGCCCTGCTCCAGAAGGCTAGTGGTCGGGACAGGATCGACCGCGTTGGCCCTCGCAAGCAGCGCCTGAGCCGCCGCCAGATCTCCCGCCGCGATGGCGTTGTCCACGCCCTGCAGAAGTTGTTCCTTGGTGAAGTCGGCCACGCTCTTACCCTCCCGGAATGTATGAATTGGGGTCGGTCGTGCCAGCCCCGCCTGTGCCGCCGAAGAGCGGGTTCTGTTCCGCGTACTGACGCATCACCATCGGCCAGTTGGCATCCAGCCGCCCATTCTTGGCGATGTACTCGTCAGCGAGGCGGGCCAATTCGATCTTGCGTTGCGCGATCTTCTTCTGCGCGGACAGGATCATCTTGTTACCCTGCACCGAGTTGTCGAGGTTGGCCGACATGCTCATAACAAAATCGCGGTCGGCGTTTGAGAAGCCAGCCCCGAGCGATCCGCCGAGAGACGCCATGACGGCCTGCGTGGATGCTGCACGGAAGGCTTCAATGCTGCCCACGTCGGCAGGGTTGCCGCCGAGGGCCTCCACCATCTTCTGCATGGACACGATGGCGTCTGTCCCCGTCCCGCTGCGGAAGTTGGGGTCGTTCATCAGGCTCTCCATCCGGCTCAAGTTCGCCATCTGGTCGCCCGCCGCCGCGGCGGCGTCCTGAAGCCCGGTGTATGTCTTGACGGCCCACTCGCCCATGCCCTTGTCGTAGGCTTTCTCCTGCTCCGGCAGTGCAGTGGTGACATTCGTACCACCAGCCCCTGCACGGGCCAAAACCTCCGCCTCTTGCGGCGTCTTGCCCTGAGTGAGCCAGTACTCGTAGTTCTGGATCATGGCCGTGCGCGTGTCGGCGGCAGGCGTCAGAGCCGTCGCAACAGCCGTTTTGGCGTCCAGCGCGCCCGTCATAAGCGCCTGCGCCAAATCCTCGCGGCCCTGCGTCATCAGCCACTGAGCCGTGCGGTTGGCCGTGTCCTTCTCTCCGCGCTTCTCCTGACGGATCTGGATCATCTGCGCGAAATTCGGGTCGGGGTTCATACTCAGGCTGTTGGCGGCCAGCGCGATGCCCTCCATCAACTCGCCGCTCTGGAAGCTGCGCTTCAGCCGCTGCCCGAAGGTCTGCGGCTCTTCTTCCATATCGAAAAGTCCCATAGGCATCGCGCCACCCTTCCCTGAACTTGCGGAGCCACTGCCGCCGCCCCCGCCCCATGCCTGCCACGCGCCGGGGCCTTGGTTTTGATAAATCCACATCCCGATCTGGTCCTGCAGTTCGGGCGTCATGCGCTCGTCACCTGTCAAGCCCAAGCCCTGCATCGCCGCACGCAGCGTTCTGCCGACGACCTGATACGCGCCCATTGGGGTCGCCACGCCCATCTCTGGGTCAGGGCGATTTCTTAAAACGTACTGGCCATACGCCCCGCTCGGGTTGGAAAACTGCAGCGCCTGATTGACCGTCATGTCGGTCAAGTTGACGCCCTCAAACTGTCCGCCGGGGCGGTTGGAATGGCCGAAGAGGGCGTTATAATCCCCGCCGCTTTCGCCGGGGAAAACCATTCTCTTCAGTTGCTCGGGCGTCATAACCATTTAGACCTCGAAGCCAGCCGAGCGGCGTGCGCGGTCCATCAGCGGGCGCAAGACGCGCTTCAGGGCAGGCACCTTGCGGACGACGCCAGCGAAGGCTTCGCCGTGCTTGGCGTAGGCGTTGAAGAACCAATCCGGGGCCGCACCAAACATCCAAGCGCGGAACTGCATCCAGCGGTCGTCTTCCGGGCCGTAGACCTCGCGGGCGACCCAGCAGAGGCCGGGGATCGACGCAACTGCCTTGATATAGTCAAGAATGCCATTGCTCTGGCTCGTCGTCTGCGTCTGCTGGCCCATATTCGCTGCGCCGAGGCCGCCTTGGTAAATTCCAAGACCAGCAGCCGGAGACCCGGTGAAGCCGCCGTACTGATTGCGGATGTCGTTAATCAGTTGCTGATTGAGGCCCTGCTGGAACAGGCCCTGCTGCCACTGCTGGTTGCCGATAGTCTGGCCCATGTTGAAGCCTTGGTTCGCAAGGTTAGACTGAATGTTCTGCTGGTTCTGAGCCGCG